GGCAGGGTGAGCTGCACTGCGTAGTTGTGCCCTTTCGGGCACGACTGCTGATGCTCACCCTTCGGGATTAATATACCCGAGTAACCCAGCATTTATGTAGCTGGGACCCAACGGCGAGTTAATGTGACTGCGCCGTGCAGTGCGTAACGCTCAAGAACATGAACGTCCCGGTCTAGATCGAGAGCTTCTTTAGCAGAAGCCTCGAGAAGGCTGAGCGAGCATGCGAGAGCGGCGTATCCTTCCAGAATACCAGTGCGGTATACTGGTCTAGGAACAAGCGCCTTTACTTCAAAGCGCTGTAACCCCCGGTTCCATCTTTCGACGGACCGGAAGCCTAGAAAAGAGATACGACCTAAACAGCCAGACTCCTCGGAAACGTAAGGCAAAGGCCCTACGAGTCGCTCAATGGCTTTCACCATGAACGAACAAGTCCGCCAATAACCCTTTTTATAAAAGAGGTTAGCGGTCTTAGTCCACGAGATGAGTTTGTCTGCCTCACGCTTGTCCTTAGGATGCATTTCGCGTAGGTATGTAGGTGTAACCTCGTACCCAGCGAATGCATCGACGCCACAAGACTCTCGAAAACTTCCGTTTACGAAAGTCTTACGTGCATTTACCTTGCAATTGTATTTCTGCAGGTAATCAAGGACAACGTCCGCATCCGTTTTTGGGACGACAATGTCGTCGCCATAAACGAAAATGTCTCGAGAAACTTTAAAAACGTTTTCGAGACTTACGGGAAGGTTCTGTGACCGAAGTGAGGCCATTACACAAATCGTGTAAAAATACATGGCTTCAATCGGAAAACAGAGAGCACTACCCATGGAAGCGAACTTCTTGAGAGGACGAATTTCTCGTCCGTCAGGAAGAACTGCTGAATTCGAACGACAGGCTAGAATAGAATCCAATAAAATTGGATTTCTATCTAACATAACGGTTACGAGTGAAAGTGGAACACGATCACTCGCATCCGATAGATCGATCGTTACAAATCGATTGTCTTTCGAAGAGCTAATAGCAAGCTGTTGATTGATAGACTGGTCACGAAAATTTACGTGCCCTCTTGTCAGTCGATAGGATTCGAGACTGGCATAAAGCCAGTCCTTAATCCCTTGTTGCGTGAATTGCATGCAACAAGGCTCAATCGCTATTATCCTGGGCCCTTTCAATGTTTTCGGAACAGGAGTTACCCGAACGGGTATTTCCTGTTCTTGGTTTAATACAGTTAACTTCTCGAGCTCCGATGATTCAGGAGGTGTACCTAAAGGGTACGCATTCCCTAGTATCGGGAAATAAGGCTCGAGCCTGTCAAACCATAACTGATGATTAAATTTCTGATTTCCAGAAATCTTCTCAGCAGTTGCTCCAGGTCCGTGTCTGGGCCGTACTTTAGCCAGATCAAAATGACTGACCAAAGTACTCCATAACACACGGGATACTTGAATAAAATATTCAAGGTCCTGTTCTTGGAGTGAAAACGTATCGAAAGAGTGCTCAATTTCGGCGAACTTCTCGAGAGCGGCGGTAGTCCTTTCGGGACTACAGTCGACCCTGACTTTTTTGAACGTAAGGCAAATTTGCCTAATGCTCTCGATAAGTACAGGAATCTCACGAGAATCAACTGAAGTTGATAATTCATCGATAATCCTTCCCGTCTCCCGGTCGAAAATGAGACTGACCATACCTTGCAAAAATGCAGGGATTGATCCATGTTTTCGGAAATTCCTAAAACATGATGAGTCTACATAACCCACTTCGAGGCTTCTTTCGAAGTCACTCGAAAATTGGGGAAGTGTGATTGTCAGAAAAGACAATCCTTCCTTCTCGACCCGTGACTGTATAGTTTTTAAGTCACGTAAATCGGAGACATCAGCGGAACATTTCATGCAGGCATCTATATAGATGCAGTGCATGAATGCTATTTGGTCACTTAAGTTGCTTTTCAAGCTACCTCCATTCATTTCGGAGGAAAGCTTCAAGCCTCTTAGGTTATATTCTCCTGATGCATAGGCATCAGAAGTAACAATCTGACACCAAGCACGGAAAAGATTGGTTGCAACGGCTTCAAGTCTTATGACTCCTGGCCGTAGATTTTTGCAACCATCGTGCCGTCAAACCAGGCTTGAAAGCCTGCGACCACTTGGGCAACGGTTGTCGACGAAAAGCCGGCAACTGGTCTATCAATTACTGTATAGACCACCAGGTTTTCGTAGTCGTTAACACTCGTAAGAGGGTCAGCGACAACGTCTTTCCTGACGAGTTTGACCATTGATCGGATGCGGGGTCCAGTTTTGGACCCAACGGTTTCGTGAGAGACGCTGAGTTCATAAGTCTCATCGTCCTTCCGATACACGGATCGACGTCCTTGTGTTTCTACACGAGGCATCGATTTCGCAACAGCATTGACTGTGACAGATTGTGGATCTGATAACATAGAGGTTGACCTCCTAACATATAGGACGTTAATCTCATGGCAGATCTGTGGATGTCATCCCACAAAAGGGTTGAAAACCATGAGAAGATAGATCCGACCAGATTGGAGTGACACATGAACCGCAGTCGCTGTTCAGTGTCGAGAAACTCCAAGAGCTGCAAGGATCGCCAATTGCTTAGGACTAAGATTGTCCCAAGCAAAGCTAAACCCGAAAGGAGATGCTTCTTTCCTTGTTTTTGTCTCGTAATAACGGAGACATTTCAGGGACCTCGGTGCATCGGAGCGGTCATTCCACGGGTGGGTCTGTTCGACCTCCAGTGAAGTGACATTCGAGTCACAAAGGTAGAAGTACTTGGACGCCATGCCGTCGACCATCATAGAATTGATAGTATCTACGATACTACCAGAACTACTGATCCAATCGGCTAACCACGTCCAAGGAGTTGCCCTATAGATAGTTTGCGGCGTTAATCTAGCACCATGAAGCAACAGTTGTCGCCTCAATCCTCCAACAAGGCCGTCGGCCTTGTCGGATTGGTTGTCTAGATAAGGCTGATAGTATCTGAATCGTCCGACGCCATAAGCGACGCGGTGGGTAGTTTTCCTAATCAAATAACTAGGATTACTATCCATTGACTGGTACATGATATTGGCTGGATAATACATCGAGCCATTATCAGACTGGTAAACGATTTCAGAACTGCTACTATCTAAGAGAGTCACCTTCCTGTGTTCCCAGGAACCGTTCTTCTTGATAAGCTTATCAAGTTTTGCGGCTCCATTAATGACGTTATCAATCAAGTTGTTAACATCATTAACAAATGGGACCCAGCCAAAGCTATGGTTCAAGAAATGATCGGCTACTTTCTTCGGAGCTAAAAACTTCGAATGAGTATCGCCTCCAAGTTTCTTATAAATATCTAAGAAACCTTTTCCGGAGGTTCGCAACATATGAGGCACGTCTCGTGCTTCAGCAATTGCGACACCAAGACCACCTTGTTCCAATTTGGGCTTGGTCCGAGACCAAGCGGATGACTCCAGTCCAGTAGTACTAGGAGTGTAAAAGTCATGCCAGGTAGTCATACCTGACATAACATTTGGGTAGCGAAAAAGCCAGTTTGTGTCGAAATCGACTCCTGGCCAATCGCCCATGGACACTTGGTGTCCACCCACATATTTCGTTCTACCGCTACCAACACCAGAAATGGTATTGTTAGCGTGAGTCGAATAATGTGTCCCTACTCCGACCAGCCCGTTAGGCTGGGCAGGCACGACTTTAAATCCCGAAAAGGGACCCCCTGTTCTATAGGGCGCTTCCCCGTGACTTTCGTCACTGGTAAGTTGGCCGTAAGAATAGAGCTCAGGATCAATGAAGGTTCCGTCGGAATATTTGACGTAATCTCCACTGTCAGGTGTCTTCTCAATATAGAAGGCCCCATACCTGGGCAGTTGCTTATAAACAACTGGTGTTAACCTTTTACGGGTGCGTGCTCTGTGTGTAAATTTGGACATGAAAAACTCTTCCTTTCGAAAAGGTTTGAGTTCAAAGAACTCAATGCGCTGCTAGACTTTGATAGGCTGGTCGCCTATCGGTTTAGAAGACACCATCGCTGATGTCTCAGACAGGGCCTAGGCC